GACCGCCCTGATTGAGCGCGTTCAGGATTGCGCTGAAGACGCCCGCGCCTTCCGCAAGATCGTGGAGTCGAACCCGCGCCACGCCAGCGAGAACGACCCGCACGCGCTCAGGTCCGCCGCCTCACTGTTGAGCGCGTCGCTCAGCCTCGCCGAAACGGCGCGCATCCTGCTCACTGGCCCCAGCTTCCTCGAAATCAGCCGGGAACTGGAAACCAAGCTGAAAGCAGAACTGAACCAAGGCGCCTGACGCCTTGCCGCCATCGCGGCCCTGAGCCGCCCGAAGGCCCGGACAGGTTCAACCCTGTGGCGGGCCTGAGGGCGTAGGAGGCCCTATCGCCATGACCCGCAAACCGAAAGCAACGCAAACTGTGGCCGCCCGCCTGGCCGACGCACACCCGCCCGCCCGCATGACGGCTGACGCCCTGACCCGCGCCCGCAAGCGCCTTGGCCTGAGCGCGGCGGGCCTTGGCCGCATCCTTCAGCTTGAAGGCCGCGACCCTGGCCAGACCGTGCGCCGCTGGGAAACCGGCGAAAGCGCCGTCCCTGGCCCGGTCGCCGTGGCCATGCGCTTCCTGCTCGCCGAACGCGCCGCCTACCTCGCCGCACTGAAAGACCCCGCGCCGCCGAACACAGCGATAGCGCCTCAGGCAAGCGCGCCTGAGCCCCTTGCGCCGGTCGCCGCTATACCTGAGCCCGCGCCCGCCCCTGAGCCCCTGGCGCCTGTCCCTGTGACCGAACGGATCGACCGCTGGCGCTCGCCCGAAAAAACCCGCCGCCGAAGCTGAAAGAGATTGGTTGGCCATGTTCGCCCTCACCGCCCGTATCATGCTCGCCCTGGCCGCCTTCGTCGGCGCCCTTGTCCTGGCCGCCGTCATCTGGGGCGCGCTCCCGCTGATCGGCGCCGCCGCCCACGCCGCCGTGATCCTGGCGGGCGGCTACACGTCCCGCCGCGCTCAGGGCCGCCGTGACCGGCGCCGCGCCGAAGCCCTGGCCCGCGAAGCGGAGCGGGCCGCCGACCGCCATGCTGACCTGATGGCCCGCGCCGCCGACTTCAGCCCGCGCCAGGACTGATCATCGTCCTGAGCGAAGCGCGGACAAGGATTGAACCGAAGGCTTCAGCCGAGGCGAAATCATCGTCCCCACAAATCGTCCAGCACCTTCCCGAACCGATTGCGCCGCCGATACCTGTCTTCGGCGGCGCTTTTGCTTTTGGCCGCCACCGGCGCCGCAAAGGTCAGCGCCACCGCATCCCAGCCGTCCGGGCTTCTCAGCCCGCGCTTGCGAATGTCTTCCTTGCTTTCGAGAACAAGGAACTGGCGCGCATCGTACTTGTAGCCGGGCGCCACCGCATCCGTATGCAGCGCGTCATCATCGGGTATGTCGGCGCCGCCGATATCGTCCAGCCACGCTTTCGACTCCATCCACATTTCCGCCCGCCTGTTGCGCGGACCCGGCAAAACCTCGCCCCGCGCGCCGTAGCGGATCGGCTGATGCGGCGCCGCGCCGAAGTTCACGCCCTCGCACGTGTCGCTGTAGGGCTCGCCCCAATCCTTCAGCACGTCCACCACGCCCGCGCCCGAGCCGCCCACGTCAATGAACACCTTCGCCGGGCGCTCGCGGTCTATGATCGACCGCACCCAATTGGCGCCCTGTATCGTGTCCAGCTTGTGCCGCCGTTCGACCTTCAGCACCTTGCGCCCCTGGCGCCACGCGATAGCGAAGCCGTCATCCCCGAACCGGGCCGGATCGACGCCAATGATCAGCGACCCGAACGCCTCGCACGTCGCCTTGCGCGCGGTCAGCACAAGTTGGGACGGAATGAAGGCGTCATGGCCCGTCGTCTGGAACGCCTCAGCCGCCGTCGCCGGATATTCCTGGCGGAACAGGTTCGGGTCCTTCAGTTCCGCGATCTTGGCCCGCCGCCACACAAGTTGCGGAATGGTCAATCCGTACAGTCTTGCGTATTCCTCTTCCTCTTCATTCGGCTCCCAGCCAATCGGCGGCGCCCGCTGATAATCGAGGCTCCAATACCAGGGAACAAAGATCGGAATATAATCCGAACCGCCCGCCTCGCTTATCTGCCAACGTTCGTGAAACTCGCCGCCGATCCCATTGGCTGTGCTCTCGAATACAATTTCCGTGTCTTCCAATTCCGGCACAGCCTGAACAACACCGGCCATGTGGTCTTTCGCATTGGCCCAATGGGCGACCTCCGAGCCATGGAAAAGCTGAACCGTCTTGGCCCGCCCGGTCGCCTTGGCCCCCGCCGTGCCGACGCTGTAGCCGCTATCCAGCGCCGGAAAGCTCAGTTCCTTGGCGTTCGACGCGCCAAGCGTCGCCCGCACATCAATCGGACAATGCTGTTGAAACCGTTCGACCATCCCGAACAGAGTCGCCGTCGCATCCTGTTCATGCGTCAGGATATAAACCCGCACGCCATGGTAATGCGTCGCCCGATGATAGAATCGGGCGCCCAAATATGTCGATAAACCTTCCTGACGGGCCTTGAGAACCAAGGCGCGCACGCGCCCGATCTTGCGCTTCTGTTCCTCAAGTTTGGCATGAACGTAATCCTGCACGCCGTTGAAGATCAGCGGAGCCAGTTCGCCCGATTTCGTCCTGATCTTCAGACACCGGCTGGCGTAATGCCTCAGGTCATCCTTCAGCCGTTGCCGGATTTGCAGTTCTTCGTCGCTGAGCCTGTAGGCGGCGCCCACACGTCACCTAAGGGCGTCCTTGAGCGGAGCGCAGCGCAGCGAAATGATGCGCTTGACCGACGAAGGTTTACCTGAGTTGGGCAAGTGCATCCTCATGGCGGATCACGCCCATGACGTGATCAACGTCCAGCTTGTCCCCGTATTTCTTCGGGTTCAGCTTCCCCGCCATCTTCAGCCGGGTTTCCACCCTGAGTTTCGAGCGGGCCACCCACTCCAAGTCCATGACCTCGATTTCCTTGCCGTCGTTCCGGGTCACGGTCTTCGTGTCGCCCGATCCGTCGTCGGCAATCTCAAGGCACTGATCGAACAGCAAATCCGCCTGAATCAGCTTGGCCGCCTCATAGGCTTGCCGGAACTCGGGATATTCGTTCAGCCAGTTCGTGACCGTGCTTTTGACCGGGAACCCGTCATGCGTGCGGCACAGGAAATCGACGCCCCTTGGCGTCGTGGCGATGGCGTTGCAGATCGCTTCAGCGACTTCGGCGCTGTACTCAACCGGACGCTTAGGCAGGACAAGGACCGTTCGCGACATGACCCGCGGCCCCCTAGTCGTAAGGGTCCGAAGGACAAGGAAAGCTGTTCTTGTCATCCGTGGACGTGAACGCTGGCCCTTGCTTGCCGAGCGACTTGGTTCGCGGCTGATTGTTCAACAGGTCCGCTCGCTTCACGCTCTGAGCGCTGGACGCCTGTTTGTTGATCTTCGCATCGGGCGGGGGGCGCGTTCCACCACCCGTATCGTTCCCGCTATCGTTCCGCGACATGGCGAGCCCTCAGGTTTCGCAGCCTGATCCGGCGCCGTCAAAGCGTTCGCGGATTTCGTCAAGCGAGAGCGTAACGAAGTGAAGCGAACGCTTGAGGCGCTAGCCTCAAGCGGCGCTGTGGCGTGGCCTGAACAGCGTCACGTTACAGAAGCGCAGCGCAGCAGAGCGACAGCAACGTCAGACTTTCGAGGCCGAAGGCCGAAAAAGCACGACGTTGCCCGGATCAACAGGCGGCCAGGGCTCGCCCCGCTTCAACGCCAGATGACCAAGGCAGTAGGCTTCGCCCGGCTCCGCTGGCAGGCAGCACGACCACGTTTCCCCGAACTGACCCGCCACCGGCCAAGCGCATTCGCGCGGCCCCCGCTGTATCCATGGGCGCGGCGTCGATCCGGCCAGAGGCGCAGGCGCAAACCCGCAGGGCTTGTCCGGACGCCGATGGCCAACCAGCGCCGTCCCGCGCTCAAGGAACACCGCGCTCAGCGCCAGCGGCGACCGGCTGGGAAGCCCGAGGCGCTTGCGCTTGCCTCTGACCGCCGATGACGAAAACCCGATCAGGGCCGCGATATCCGAGGCGGGCGCCCCTAGCCGCCACTGTTCCGCCAGCGTGGCGATCTTTTCGTTCGTCCACACAGCCGTCATGCGAAATCCTCCCTCCAATCGTTCGGCAAGGTCCCTTCCGCGACCTTCGGATCGAACAGCCTCCGCTCAGGCGGCTGGCTTTGTGGCGTTCCGCCTGGCGGCGCGTCGTCGCCAAACGGAATCGGGTCGCCGTCTTCCCGCCATTCGTCGCCGCGATAGGGGATGCTTGGCCCCTTGAACTTCGCGCCTTGCCACGTCGCCTTGGCCAGTTGCAGCGCCTTGGGCAGCGCGTCGATCACGTGGCCAATCTCCCGCGCCGTGTAGACGCTGAGCGCCCGCCCATCCGCGATGACCTTGGCCGCCGCTTCATCCGTTTCGACCAGGGCCGCCACCGACCCGTCCTCAAGCCTGACCTCCCACACCCACGGCGCCACCGGCCTGTGGCCCGCCTCGCTGGCCCATGCGTCCAGCGCTTCCCACGCCCGCCGCATCGCCGCGCCTCTGGCCTGAGCCGCCATCAGCACGTCGCTGGTCAGCACGTCCGCGTTCCACGCCCGCTGATAGGCCGCCGACCAATTCGCCTGTTGCCGCCTGAACCGGGTCAACAAGTCCGGGTTGTGCAGCGCCGCCAGCCGGTCCAGCCGCCCAGCGCCCCACTTGCGTTCCGTCTCGCTTCGGATCGCCTCAACCGCCTCGCCGTAGCTTTGCAGCGTGGCCGCGTCTTCCGGGCTAATCGACATCGAGGCACCCTCGCTTGCCTTCGGTCCTGAACCCCTTGCGGGGGACCACAGGGGGCGGAATCGCCTCCCCTCTTTCGAGGCTGGCCAAAGTCGCCTTGCGGTCCTCGATTTCCGCCGCGAGCGTGGCCCAATGCGCCCGGTTCCGGTCGCGGGGTTCGGCGACATAGGCCATGCTGTTGCGCAGCCGCCGCTCTAGCCGGGTGATGCTCTTGCGCAGGTTGTGGATACGCCAGCGCCCTTCGCCCATCGCCAGCTTGGCGTGGTGAAACCGCTTCTGACGGGCTTTGCCGCGCCGGATGGCTTCAGCCGTGTTCATCGGATCGCCCTCCCTTCAGCCGCCGTGGTCGCAAGCGTTCGGCGAGCGGCGCAGGGGCGAAGCCCCCAGCCCCGGAGCGCGAAGCCGAACGACGTGCGCCCGGCGGATAGCGGCTTGGATCGCCCGTCGCCTATTATCCTTTCCCTATTCCCCTTTAGGGGAAGGAAAGGTCCGTCCGCGCGCCCGCGAGGCAATCGTTCGTTTTGCCCCGCGCTTGCGCCCAACGCTTGAGTGTTAAACGGTTGTTTTCGTTCGTGTTTAACGTGAAACATAAGCGTCACCCTAATCGGTGCGAAACGAACCATTGTTGACCAACGCTTGACGCGAACGCTTGGAGCGCTTGTTACTAGCGCTTGATAAGTAATTTCCTGTAAGTCCTTGATTTCATTTGCCGCCTGTCCGCCAGCCACGCTTGCCAGTATCGCGGCTCAGGAAGATCAAACCGTCTTCAATCGCTTCATGGATGGCCGCCAGCGCGGTCGCCGCGCCGATCCCGATCCCGTCCTGAAGCTGTGCGCTGAGAAGACTGTAGAGGCATCGCTCATGGCCTTTGCGGTCCATGTACGGGCGACCGCTGGCCCATGCGAACTCGACCTTTTCAGCCACAAGCTGAGCAAGGTTCCGGTCCCTGACCTGTCGGCGCTCGACTTCGCCGATGGTCTGGAACACACCGTCGTTCCAGATCATGTGCAGCGCCGTTTCCTCGCCGCTCGACGCATAGTTGGCCTTGCCTCTGGTCAGGGTCCGTTCGTTGGCGCCGCCGTCTTTCGGCTTGCTCAGGTACAGGCGGCTTCTGACCGCGTTCTCCCAAGCCAGGGTCCCGGCCAGCCCGCTTCCGCCCTCTTCCTGGCCGGTCACACTGGGATGGCCCAAGAGCAGGATCGTCAGGCCGTAGCCCCTGGCCTGTTGGCTCAGGATCAGGCCGCCGAGGATCGTCTTCAGGAACAGGTTGACCTTGGCCGGATCGCACTCGTTGTCGCCGTACACGTCCCTGATCGTGTCAATGATCAGCAGGCCCGGATTCAGGTGTTCGATCTTGGCCTTCAGCCGCTCATGGAAGGCGCCGAACAGGGGCGCGTCGTTCCGGTAGCTGAACAGGACGTTGTTGAGCCCGTAGCGCGCCCACACGTGGACCGCTTCATAAGCCTCGCCGAACACATGGCCGTTCGCCTGGCGGATGGCGTCATGGCGCCGATGGATTTCCTCTTTGCGGTCCTCGCAGAACACCGCCAGGACGGCGTGTTGCTGTTCCACGTGTAACCCGAGCCACAGGCCGCCGCTGACCGCCGCGCACACTAACTGTTGCGCCAGCAGGGTCTTCCCGAGGGCGCCCGCGCCGTACAGGCTGTTGACCTCATTGGCCGCGATCCACTCAGGCACCAGCCACAGCCGTTCCGGCGCCGGGCCATGCAGTTCGCCGAGGCTGAACGTGTCCGACGTGTCGGGTTCGTCCAGTGTCGAATCCGTGGCCTTGTCGCGTTTTCCGGCGCCGGGCGCGGCTTCGCCGTCAGAGTCACGCTCAAAAGGGTCGGACGGTTTTGGTTGAGCCGCCGCAGCGGCGACCTTCGTGTCCCATTGAGCCATCGCGTAATCCCACTTGCGGCGGAACTCGCTCTCGCCCCGGCCCTCGCGCTCTAACCCGTCCGCCTGTGTCTCGCCAGGGGCGAGCGTCAGCCGAGTCTTTGTCGTCCTGAAGTAGTCCCTCAACAGCCGTTGGATTTCGGCTTCCTGATCCGCCTGAGGCGGGCGCATGGGCGCTTCGCGGCGCATGTCCACGATAGCCGCCCAGACCGCGTGCAGAATCTTTTCCTCGCGCTGGTCAACGTCATAGCCCCAAGCGTCCTTGGCGCCCTCACCCTCCGTCCGTTCGCGCCGCTGTGGTCCGCCGCCAGGTGCGCCGCCATACTCTTCGCGAAGCTGGTCTATCTCGTCGGTCAGCCGTTCGGGCGCGTCCAGCGGCGGCAATTGCCAGGGTCCGCGATCCGGCTCCCAATCATAGATATGGCCGCTGGCGTGCATGGACGGCGGGGCCATGACGAAGCCGCCCTGGCCCCTCAGGTCTACGCCGATGGGCGTCTTGAACGTTGGCGGCTCCCATCCGGGCGGCGCCCGGAAGAACACCTGACGCCCGCCGCCGCCGGTCTTCTGAGCCCATGTCTCGGGTTCGATCCCGCCGAAACAGGCGTTGACGATCCGGGTCCACCATTCGAGGGCGCCGGGCTTGTAGACATCAAGGTCGATAGCGAACAGGCCGCCCGAGGCCCGGCCCATGACCAGCCCCATGTTGCGGCGCCCGCGATGCTCGCCCGTTTCGGGATGGAACCAACGGAAGAACACCGCGTCGGGCGCCCGTTCATTCTGAAATTCGAGCCACTGGCCAAGTGGGCGCTTCCAGTTGTCGCCCTCGCCAGGGCGATGCGCCGGGACTACCTGAACCCCTTGTTCACGGTACATCGTCGCCCATTCGGACGTTGACGCCCATTCATCGCTGAAGCTGGCGACCATCTTCAACGCAGGCCCCTCTTAGAAAGAGGCGCCGGGCAGGGTTCCAAGCCGCCCGGCGCCAGTTCACCCGGCCTAGAAGTCGTCTTCCACGGATGCAGGCGTGACAGGCTTGTGGGCTTCTGTGGACGACCCCGCCGCCGCCGTGGTCCCGCTCCCCTGATCAGGAGGGCGCTGACCCGGCGCCAGCAAGTCGGGCGGGCGCTCTTTCCAGCCGACGATCTTCCACACCGGCTGATAGTTGGTGCTGGTCACAGGCTTGCCGTCCTGGCCCTTGCCAGTCGAGGCAACCGGCGCCGTGCGCTCAAGCTGAACGACGGGGAGTTTGCCCGCGTTCGCCTTGGCGTCCTTCAGGTAGGCGTCATGTAGTTCGTCCATCCCCTGAATGGAAACCTGAGCGTTCGCCGCCATTTCGCGGATATCGCCGCCCGCCTGTTTCCCCAGCTTCATGTGGACCCGGAAACCAGGGCGATGCTTGTCGGACGGCTTGGCCGGTAAGGACTTGCCGCCGTTGGTTTCGCCGTAGGGTTTGACCTCGATTTCGGGCGCCCCGTTGGTCGGAAA